TAAATAATGAAACTGGAACTTATTTTTCAGAATCTTATTTTGTGAAAGCCATACAAACACCTAATGCAATCATACTTTTAGATGAAATGTCTCGTGCTTCTTTTGATGCTATGAATATTCTTATTACGGTAACTGATAAAAAACAGAGATATTTAAGATTAAACGATGATCCTGATTCTCCAACTATTAAAGTAGCACCCGGTGTTTCATTTATTGCAACTGCAAACGTTGGCTTTAAATATTCAGGTACTCTTAAGATTGATCACGCAATTATGGATCGTTTTATAAAAGTTGAAGTTGACCGTTTAACTAAAGATCAAAGAGTTGATTTGCTTGTTGATTTATATGGCGCTGAAAATAAAATAGCATTTGAAGCACTATGTAATATTTCAAATGATTTACTATTAAATGTTGAATCAGATGATCCAACTGTTGATGAAGCACCTTCAACTAGACAAATTTTAGAAATGGCTGAATTTATAAAAGATGGCTTTTCAATTACTGAAACTTTAGATGTTATTTTATATCCTCTTTATAAAAAAGAAGATCGTGGTTTTGTTCGAACAATTGTTCAAAAATATGATAAAAAAATTAATGATGATGATGGTTTAAATTCAGATAAAACTACAATTGAAGTTGATTCAAATACCCCTGCTCCGTTTTAACTTACAAATGCCATAGAGGGCCTTAGCTCATTTTTCACGCTAAGGCCTTTTGGTACATATACTGTGGTATAGTTATATGAGTAGCGGGCTTCTAATACACATTAAACATAGTTTTTATAGTGGTACTGTGGTAATTCTAATTAAAGGAATAAAATAGATGAAATTTAAATTTAAAGATAATAATTTTGAGTTGCCAATTGAATTGAAAACAAAATTTAAAGATTTTTTAGGAATCGATTCATTTGATTGGCCTAGTGTTTCAATTGTTTTTGAAAATGATTATGATGAATATGATAATTCTGGATGGGAAGATACTGTAGCTTATTATAATGAAGAAAAAAATGTTATTAAAATAATAGATACATTTTTAAAGTTTAAAAATGGGTATTGGATTATTCCAGATCATTTATTATATCACGAAACTGTACATGCCTTTCAATATAAATGTGGTCATTGGAATTGGAAAGAATATATTCTTTCTGAAGCAATTGCTGAAATTGTTAGTGGATTATTATCCAATAAAAAATTAACTTCTAAAAATTATAATAATTATTTTGACTATATTAGAGAACTAGATTATTTTTGGAAATTTCTAGAATATATATTAAAGTTAGATGATTCTAAAAAAATAAAATTTATTAAAGAGTACTTAATTAATAAAAAATTTTATAAAGAATGGTTTGGTTCTAAGAAAGAATTCTATAAGATTCAAATCCAACAGTTAACTTGTATCAAAATTAAGAAATTATATTATAAAAATAATATAATTAAATTTATAAATTCTAATAAATTTTAAATTTAAATAGGAATTAAATAAATGATAATATTAATGAAAAATGAAAATTTTTTTAGATTTTATGATAATAATTCAAATCCAATTACTTCTAAAGATTTATATAATAAAAATATTAAATATAAAATAATAGAATCTAAAGATTTAAAATTTTATTTATATGATTCTTTATATTTAGATCCAAATATTAGATTTAAACAATTTTTAGATTTAATATTACAACATTGGAATATATATGATGAAATATTTGGTTCTGCTATCAATTTTAAATCTTTAGAACCAATAGCAAATAAATTTAAAAATATTAAAAGAGTTAAGTATGATAAAATTAATGAACCAGTATTATATTTTATTTGGAAAATTAATACTATAAAGATTAATAATTATGAGAATCCAACTGAAATGCCACCATCAATGAATCCGGATAATATCATATATAATTTAAATCTTAAAACGATGTTACCAATGATTATATATAATAATAAAGAAATTAAATCTATTAATGATATTGATGAAAAAATTTTATTAGGACTTAAAATAGTAGTAGATCCAATATATCAAAATAATATTTATTTACCCAATGAATTTATTGATAAAGAATTTAAAATTGAAAAAATTTCAAAATTAGAGTTTTTTCCAAAAATTAATTTAGTTCCTATGACAATTGAAAGAATATTATATAGTTTATTTAGATATTTAATGGGAATAGAAGTTTTACAATATAAGGATTTAGATATTGAAGATGAAACTAATTTAATAAAAAAACAATCATTAAATGATTTATTAAAAAATGCTGGTATAAAAGAAATTGATAAAGATGATGATATATGAAATAATAAAAAAAATAAAAGAAGATTAATTATAAAATAAAAATTATACTATTGAAAATAAACAAAAAGAAAATATTAAAAAGTTAGTTTATAAGACAGAAATTGTAATTAGTTTATTTTCATTACATTAATAAAGGAATAAAATAAAATGATTTATGAAATGAATTATACTCAGTTTTATAGTTTAGGTAACAATCAAAATGCAGCTGTATCTTATATTAATGCAAATTATATGTTATCTAAACCAATAACATCAGTAAGAGTTGTTGTAAGAACCGAAGATGAAGAACTATTTAATAAATTAAATTTACAATCAAAAAATAAAAAAAGGAAGGTTTAAATGCCTATAAATTCAAAAGATATTGGACGTAAGACATATGAAATTTCTGATGAAATAAAAGATCTTTCTAAAGAAATTATAGTATCAGAAAAAATGTCATTTCCAAATACTCGTATTGAATATGTAAAAGTATATCCACATATTTCAAAAACAATTGCCGGTCGATGTACTAAAGCTAATCATCATGTTAAACTATTTTCTGATAATGATTTTATTATTGAAGTCTCTGGTGAACTTTGGGATGTTTTAGATTTAGAAACACAGAAGATTTTATTGTTACATGAATTATTACATATTAAAGTTACTGAAAATAAAAAAGGTGAAAAGGTTCTAGGATTACATGATCATGATATAAAAGATTTTAATAGAATCATATCTAAATATGGTGTTGATTGGTTTAATAAGATTAAGATTCTCAATAGTTCTGTTTATGATTTAGAACCCGCTCAAGAAGATTATTTTAGTATATAAAATTATTTAGGACTATATTTTAATATATAGTCATGTTTTTAATATAAAGGTTATTATGAAAAAATTTATATATAATGAAATTTTAGTAATCTTAAATACAGAACAATTACAATATGAATTGTTATATGAAGATTTATATATAAAAACTATAGAAAAACAATTAAATTCTAATTTACCATTAAATACAGTTTTTAATAATAAATTTTTATTTCATATAGATTTTAAGTTTTCAGAAAAAATAAAAAAATATGTTAAATTATTAACTTTTTTTGATGATGAAATAGAAAGAATATCCCAAAAATTTGATTCTAATCAACCAATATATATGATTAAGAAAAATGAAGTAATATTAAAATTCTTTAATAAATTTATTAAAAAAATGAATATTTAAGTTTTATAGCTAATAAATATAATTATACATATCTTAATAATTTTTATATTATTGTATATGTTTATTCTAGATTAATAGCTAATAATATTATAGATTCTGAATTTTTAGAAATAATACATTATTATTATAGATTATTTAATAAAATGCTAGCAGAAGGACAACCAGATCATTTTTATAATAAAGTTAATAATGTATATAAATTTATCTATAATAAATTAATAGAATCTGTTAAATTAGATTTAAAATTAACTACCAATGAAATTTCACAAAATCTAAATGATATTATTGAATCAAAAGATATTTCTAATATAGATCTTAAATTATTTTTTAATAAAAAAGTTAATGATGTACTACAAATAATAAATGTTTCAAATGATACCACCAATCACAGGATTATTCCACTTACAATTAGAACTTTTATATATATTCAGATTTTGTATTATTTTGAACGATATTTATTATATGATCAATTAACAGTTGATATTTTAAATTATTTAAATTAACGATTTTTTAAAAATACTTATATTTATTATTGATCGCCAAAGATTGGGATCAAAAAGTTAGAACAAATTGTTTAACAAAAATAGGAGAAACTAGCTATGACACTAGTAAAGTATAACACACCTGTATCACCACTTTCAATTAATTCTTTTTTTGATGAAATAGAACAACATTTTAATAATTCTATTTTATCTAAATATGGTTATGATGAATTTCATTATGAATCTGAGTGGCCTAAGCACGATGTATATAAAAATGATAGTGAATATCTTTTAGTTATGGATATTCCAACTATTTATAATAAAGAAAATATAACTATTAAAGTGGAAAATCAAAAACTTTTAATAATGGCTACTAAGTCTGATCAAACTGATAAATATAAAGATTATGAAAAGCTTTATCAGTCTCGTAAAAAATCAAGCTGGTCAAAAGAATTTGATTTAAATCCACGTGTTGTTAAAATAGCAAATATTAATGCTAAATTTGAAAATGGTCTATTAGAAATAAAAATACCAATTAGAAAAGAAATACAAGAGGCTAATGTCTCAAAACAAATTAAGTTATAGGTTATAATTTGGGGCGGCATTAATGCCGCCTTTTTTATATTATCATATATTTATAATCTAATAAAGTTATAAATTGGAGAATTATTTAAATGGCAATTAATATAAAACCTGATAAAAGATTCAGGTTCGTAATTTTATTTTCTGCATTCATTATATCATTAATGGCTGCTACATTTTCTGTTACTGGTATAGCAACTCTTTTTTCTGGTTATTTTATAACAGTTGCTTTTATGATGGGTGTCTTAGAATTTGGTAAAATTATTGTTGCATCTTTATTAGCTAGATATTGGAAACATTTATCTAAATTTGTTAGATTTTATTTCACAGCAGCGGTTATAGTTTTAATTATAATCACTTCAGGTGGAATATTTGGTTATCTTTCTGATGCATATTCTTCAACAAAAGGTGACTATACTATAGTTGAAAAGCAAACTAAAATTTTAGAATCAAAAAAACAATTTTTTATTGATAGAAAAGATAGATTAATTGGAGATAGAGAATCAGAAAAAAGAAATTTAGATTCATATCAAACGAGAGCAGATTCTATCGTTGCAAGAGGTGGTGGTATTTATTCTATTAATCAATATATTGAAATTAGTAATGAAAAGTTAAATAATATTGAAAATGATATATCCGCTATGGAAGATTCAATTGGTGTATATGATTTGAGAATTGTTGAGTTAGAAACACAAAATCTCAAAGGAGAACTTGGGCCACTTAAATATATTGCAGATGCTTTTAATACAGATATGGATATTATAGTTAAGTATTTAATATTTATTTTAATATTTGTATTTGATCCATTAGCTATTTTATTATTTGTTTCAAGTAATACATTAATTAGAAAAGAAATTGAACAGCTTCAAGCTGAATCCGGTGAAATTGAAAAACCATCTAAATTAGATATTATTAAATCTATAATTAAAAAAGAATCAACAGTTGATCAAGAAAATATAGATGTACGCGACTCTGATAGAACCAAAGATCAATTAACCAAAACTAATGATACAGTTAAAGTTGAAAAAAAAACTGAAATCATAAATGAAAATGAAATAAACTTGGAAAACCAAAATAAAAAAGAAATATCAAATGATGATATTAATGAAACTATTGAAGAATCAATTAAAGAAGTTTCAAAAATTTCTAAAGAAATAAATCCTTATACTATTGAACCTGGAACGGTAAAACTTCAGAATAATTCAACTCCTCAAAGTTCAAGTGTTGATCGTTTTATTATGAAATCTAATAGTTAAAATAATTAAAATTTAATTTAATTAAAAATTTATCATCTATAGGGTGTTATTTTGGTTATGTTCATAGGTTACCATTAGTTGTCATTTTTGTGAGTCTCTAACCACGTCTAGAACATATATTTATATGATTATCTATATTATAAAATCCACTCTTTTACTAAAATTTTTGAAATTCTATTTACATTTCTATTAGAAGTGGTTATATTAATATTATAAGTTAAAAAAGAAAGAAATATCAAAATGATAATACCACAAAAAATGACAGTTTCTCAATTAAAAAAATGGTATCAAAAAAATTGGAAACAATTAAATGATTTAAGTTTTAATATTAGTTTATCAATAAGTGGTGAAATATTTAATCTTAAATCATCTAATGATATCAAAACTCTTTTTACTCATAGTTTTTTAATTCGTTAGAAAATTTCTATTTACATTGTTGTTAAAAATACTTATATTTATATTGTAAATTAAAAAAAAAAGAAATTAAAATGATAGCAAAAAAAGAAGATTTTGTTGATCAAAAACCGGTCATTGATTTAAGTGGTCCAGAAGGAAATGCATATGTTTTAATGGGCTATGCTAAACAATGGGCTAGCCAATTAGATTTAGATTTTAATAAAATAATCGATGAAATGATGTCTGGTAATTATGAAAATTTGTTAAACGTTTTAGAAAAATATTTTGGTGATTATATAATTTTATTGAGGTAATTAAATGTTAAATAAAGATTTAGATTTACAAAATAGAATATGGTATAATATATCTTGTGGCGTTGGAAATCACGGATCGTTTCTTAAAGCATTTTCTGAAGCATTTTTAAGAGCTGATAATTTTAATAAAGTAATATTATTAAATGCTTCACAAGAATTAATATTTAAATATAAATTAAATAAAAAACCATATATAGATTAATGAGGAATTGATATGGCTAAAAAGAAAAGAATAATAAGACGTGTTAGGTCTAGAGGCAAAGCAAAATCTATGGATTCAAAAAAATTATTAGAAGGTGAATCTACCATAGTTATGAGATGTTATAAATGTAATAGATTAGTTTTAAATGTTACACCTGGAACTAAAAAAGTAATGTGTCATGTATGTACTACTATGTTAGCTCCACCTGATGAAAGATTATTAAAACCATTAGCATCTAGTACAATGAAAAAATCTAGAAAGTCTCGTAAGAAAAAACAAAAAATTAAAATAACATTTGAAAATGCAGAAAAATTAGTTAAATCACAAAGAAAGAAAAATAAAATTAAGAGAAAAAAATGACAAAAAAAGTTTTATTTGACTATATTCTTTTTATTGATAAAAATATAGACGTTAGTTCTAGAAAAGATTTTTGAGAAATATTAGAATCATATGATATATAAACGGACGAATCTCCTTATATTGAAGACTTAGACCACTTAGAATTAAAAGAATTACCTGTTATTAGTATAAAATTAAATTTTATAATTTAATAAACAATAATTAACTAATATTTATATACTTATGAAAAAATATAAATTTAAAATAAAAACACCCAATGAAGAATTTAATGATTCTTATAATAAGAATATGAAAATTATTAATGAGAATATTAAATTATTAGATGAAAAAATAATAAAATTAGATTCATTTATTTTAGAGATTGAAATAATGTTGACTAGCTTATTAGATTATATGAATCATTCTGGGGCTATTAATCCAGATAGGCTTAAGGATTTTATAACTAAAAATGAAAAGTTAGCTGAAGAAGCAAATAAAATTAAAAATGATAATAATTATTATAGATTAATGAATGTAGAAGTTAATGCATAAAATATATGGGGCTGAAATTGGTTTCGATGTTTATTGTTCTTTAATATAATGCAAGTGGTAATGGTATTACCTTAAAAACCAACAAACATAATTGGCGAATTTAATTACGCACTTGCTGCTTAGTCGTTAAAGGAATAAGTAAGCTGAGTTTGATTTAATACTCGTAAACAGAAATTAAATCGGAAGAAGCGTTCTCAATTCTCTCTTTTGGACACAATATTCTTATCAAGAGTGAACATGAATTGACCACTGTTGCCAATAACAATGGAAAAATAGGAATTGGATATTTTGTTAATTTAGAAAAAATTAACTAAACTTGTAAATGAATTATATTAAATTCATAGGCAGACCGCGGTTCGAATCCGCGCAGCTCCACAAATTTAAAATAGGTTATATAATGAACTTGAGAAAATTAATTAATTTATTAAATAAACCAGAAGATTTTAATTTTTGGGAATATTATTCGGTTATATCTTATAGTGGTTCATATGTTTATAGTAATAAAAAAGCTAAATCTAAAGATATTGATGTTATAGGAATATATATTTTACCAAAAGAATTATTTTTTGGTTGTATGCATACTAAATATAAATATTGTTATTGTACTATTCAAGACGAATGGGATTTAAATTTTTATGAATTTAAAAATGCAATGGCTCTTTTATTAAAAGGTAATTTTAGACTAATAGAATTGTTATTTACTAATATGGAATTTATTATTAAAACATCTGAAGAATTTCAATTACTTAGAATAAATAGAAATTTGTTTATTAACGAACAATTATATTATAATATAAAAGGATATGTTAAAAAAGTACTTAAAAATATTTCAAAAAATGTATTAATAAATTCTGAGTTGTATCATATAGTTAGATTATTAAAATGGTCTATTGAATTATTTAGAGATGGTCAATTTTCACCTGTTTCAAATGATTGGAATAAATTATATAATATTAAAAATGGATTAAATAAAATTGATTTTATCAAAAAAGATATTATAGAATTAGAAAAAGAATTAGATTATAATTTTAATCATTCAATTTATAAAATAAATAATTATGAAAAAAATATAAATAATCTATGTTCAACAATATTAAGTAATTATTATGCTAAAAACTAGATATTATTTTGATTTAGAAGATACAATGATAGATACATTTATGGGTAATGAAAGATTTATAAACATACCTTATATTAAAAACTTTATAAAAAAATATGAAATAAAAGAAATTCATATCTTTTCTCGTGCAATATATGGTGAGAAAGAAAGAAAACATTTTAAATATAATATATTACCCAGAATAGAATCCGAATTTGGTGTTAAGGTTAATACAAATATTTTAACTAATGAAAGACTAAAAAGAATTATATGTAAAAATCTTAAAATAAATATGATGAGTGATCTAGATTTTTTTAATTTTTTTGGAAAACAAGATTCTTTTTTTCATTTAGTTAGATTTATGATAAATGAAGATATTAAAAACGAATCGTTTATTCTTATTGATGATATGGTTGATGATATAAATGCATCGTTTTTTAAATTTGGGTGTAATATATTAATGAAAACAATTAATATACGAACTTTATGTGAAGAGTATATATAATGAAAAAACGTTTAATTGAAAAAATAAAAGAAAAATTTAATAAATAAGAGAAGGCATTGCTGATACTTTATATATCAGAGAAACCTTGAGCACATAGGAGATAGTAGGAGAATTATAAAATATACAAAAACAAATATTCTAAGAAGTCAATAATTGTTTATAAAGTTCCAAAACTTAGAATGAATAAAGGATTTGTTTATTGTCCAAAAATCGCTTTAGAATTCAATAATACTACAAACGAGTGTGAAACTTCGAATAAGCCGTAGATGGTGATCTCCCATTGTTATCCGGTGGGTTGAAGGATTAGACAAATAATGCCATAAAGCAGAACTCAGGGTAAGCTCAATTTATAAAATAAGGAAAACTAAAATGACAAAAGATATTAACACCATAGATGTAAATAAATTTAAAAAAATTGGTGGAGCTCCAATTGGAAATTTAGCTAATTATATAAAAGAATATATCAATTTATATAAAGATGAAAAGATTAAATTATTTATTGGTACTGATTCTCAAAATACAAGGCGTAGTAGAAAAACTACTTATGCTACTGTTATCTGTTTATATAGAGAAGGGAAAGGTGCTCATATAATCTATAATAAGTTAATAAGATCTGATATACGAGATAGATATACTAGACTGTGGTTAGAAGTAACTTATTCTATGCAAATTGTTAAATATTTAGAAGAACAGAATATATATATGCTAAAAAATGTTTGTGAAATTCATGTTGACGTTAATACAGATAAAAAACATGATTCTAATAAATTATATAAACAAGCTAAAGGATATGTAACTGGAGAAGGATATGAATTCCATGCTAAACCACTTTCTCCTGCTGCTTCATATGCGGCTGATCTTGTTTGTAAAAGTAAAAAGAATATTCATAAGTAGGTAAATTAAATGAAATATTTATATAATATATTATTAGTAATTTTATTAACTTCTTGCATCACAGCTCCCGATGGAGCTGTGTATGTTGTTAATGATGTTATAATTCGTGATAATAATTTTACTCAATATAATCTATCCAAAGTTTTTAAAGAAAAAACTTCTTATATCGAAAAATATGTTTTTTTCGAATACCAATCTCAAAAATTCTCTAAAGGTGATACTCTTTGGTTTGATGAAAATAAAAAATTAATTGCCCATAAGAAAAGATAATCAAATTCTATTTACATTAACAAATAAAAATATTATATTAATAATAAAATTTTAAGAGGATTAGTATATGAAATTTGGTTATGCTTGTATTAATACTGAATTACGAAAAGAAAATATTTTTACTGGTCGTACAATTCGTCAAGCTACATTTGATAAAATAGGTTTAGATGGATTAGCTCATATTTACAGAGCAAATTTAAAAGATCTTATTAAAATATTAAATTGGAATGTTTATAATGGTATTTATTTTTATCGAATTTCTTCTAATCTATTACCTTGGTTTGATAAATATTATAAACAAATTATTAACCACGAAGTATATGAAGATATAATTAATTATTTATGGGTTGCTGGAAATATTATTAAAAAATATAATATAAGAGTAACTATGCATCCAGGTCATTTTACTAAACTAGCTTCTAAAAATTCTAAAGTTGTAGCTAATGCTATTAATAATTTACATATGCACGGTGAAATTATGGATTTATTAGATTGTTCTAGAACTCCTTATAATAAAATTAATATTCATATTGGTTGTGGTGCCAGTGATAAAGTTAATACTGCCAAAAGATTTATAAATAATTTACAATACTTACCATACTCTGCTAAAAAAAGATTAACTATTGAAAATGATGATAGACATAATCTTTGGACGTCAAGTGAACTATTTGATTTAATATTAGATAAAACTGGAATTCCATTAGTATATGATGATCATCATAATAACTGTGCTCCAGATAAATTTAGTTTTAGTATTATATATAAACTTTATGTCAAACCACTATGGAAAGATATTACACCAGTTGTTCATTTTTCTTCATCTCGTCGAATGTTTGAAGATCTTAATGCTAATCGTGTAGCACATGCTGATGATATACACGATTTTGATTGGTCATATTGGAATAGTTTTGACGTTGATATAATGTTTGAATCAAAAAATAAAGAACAATCTGTTCTTTCAATTTTAGAAAACTTAAGGTTATTAAAAGATAATACTAACAAAATAGGAAATAAAATAAATGAAATTTATTGAAAATATAAAATATAATAAAACATACTGTATAATATTAATATTATTTTTAATTGGATTATCTTATTATTCAGGAATGTGGTATACAAAACAATTATATAATAAAAATAATAATCAAATAGATACAGTAACGGTTGTTAGAGAAGTAAATAGATCTTTTGAATTAGATTTAATTAAATTAGATTTAGAAACATATGATCGAAATTACTCAGAAAAATATATTAACATTGTAATGAATTCACATGATTATTATTCTAAAGAATATCACATTCCAATTGGCTTAGCATATGCTATAGGTAGAGTTGAATCTGATTATAATCTTGAAGCTCAACACATTCCAATAACTATTAAATCGGGTAAATATAAGGGCAAAACTACACGAGCTGTAGGATTGGGTGGTATAGTATGGGAATATAATTATAAGATCTTAGAAGAGGCTGGAATCACCTCTAGGAATGATTTATTTATGCCAGATGTTAATATTAAGGCAATATATGTTATTCTTAATAGTATTATATCTCAAGAAATTTCTAATAACAATACTTCGACTATTATTAATACTATAGTACGAAGATACTATGGTGCTTATGATCATGATTATAAATCTAAGTTAGAAAAATATACATCTGATCTTTGGATGAAAAGAATTGCACAAGAAATATATGATGTACATACAAATATAGATTCAGTAAAAATTAATTAATATTATATTTATTCTTATGATAAAATTTAAAAAAATATTACAAGAAGTTTCTATAGAAGCTAAAGTTAGAGCTAAATATCCATATATTAAATCTATAGATATTAAGAAAGATGGTTCATATTTATTATGGACTATCGTTTCTTCTAAAAAATTAAAAAATGTAAATGGTGAAGAAATTCAATACACTGCCGGTTATTCTCCTCAAGGATATAATTTCTTAGAATTTAAAGAAAAAAAAGTTGGTAAAGATTTTAAATATACTTGGAAATCTTATTCTTCATCAGATTAATATAGAAAAATATTAGAAATATTTAATTTAATTTTCTATTTACATTTAGTTTTAAAATAGTTATATTAGTATTAAAATAATAAAGAGGTTATTATGCTTCAAGCAGAACAAATTGTACAAAATTATGAAGATTTTATTACACTAATTAATAAAAACTTTTCTGGTAATCGACTAAAGAAATTATTAAAAATTTACGAAGAAGATTTTAAAGATAGAGTTTTATATGCTCCGGCTTCAAATAGATCTTTCTTCCATTCTGCATTCCCAGGTGGTTATCTCTATCATGTACTTAACGTTACACGAAATGCTATTATGGTATCAAATCTTTGGACTGAGCTTGGTCAACGAAAAGACTATACAGATGAAGAACTAATCTTTTCTGCAATTAATCATGATTTAGGTAAATTAGGAACTATAGATCAACCATATTATTTAGATGAAGATAATAAATGGCAAAGAGATAACCGTGGTCAGATGTATAAATTTAATGAAAACTTAGAACCATATATGACCGTTGAAGATCGTTCATTATATACTCTTCAACAATATGGAATTGAAGTGACACCAACTGAATATTTATCAATTAAATTACACGATGGTCTTTATCACGAAGGTAATAAAGATTATTATATTTCATTTTCAGAAATCAAACAACTTAAAACAAACTTACCATATATTTTACATCAAGCTGATTTAATATCTACTCGTATAGAATGGGGAGATTGGAAAGAGCTTGGTAATAAAAATTATAGTCCAACACCAATTAGAAAAAAAGCAGTACCTAAAAAATATGAAGATAAATTAAAACAAATATTTGGAGATTAAAAATGTTTAGTACTATATTAGCTATAATTTTCTTTTTAATAGCACTAAATAATACTTATCTTATTTATGTTTATAGAAAGAAAAATATTGAAGCATCAAATTATATTAAAGAAATTGGTCAACATATTGCATTTGTTTATGCTAAGATAAAACAATTAGATAAAAAACAAATGTTTGAAAAAGATGAAGAACTAGGAATAATCTTTTCGGCTATGAAAGACTTAGTAGAAAAATTATATATCATTAATACTGGAGATTTTGATGCCAAAGAAAAAGAAAAAAAATAATTATTATTTTACACAAGAAACTGAAGATGCTATTATTAAATATAATCAAGAAACAGATCACTTTAAACGAAGCATGATTTATTCTAAAGAGATTAAAAAATCATTTGAAAAGCTAGCTGAATATATTATTAATACATTTAAGTTTCCATATCTTCCTGAAACATTAAAAAATAAAAAAGCAGAAGTTGTATCTCATTTAATGTTAAATATAGATAAATATGATGGTGGAAAGGGTAAAGCTTTTTCATATTTTTCAAAAGCTGCAAAAACCTATCTTATTCTTAAAAATAATATTGAATATAATAAGAATAAAAAACATTATCATTTAGAAGGAAATGATAATCATGATAATACAAATGACGCATCATTAAATATGATTGATGTTTTAGAAGATAATACTTTAGATGAACAATTAGAAAATGATAATGTTCGTGAATTTATAAATGAAATGATTCTTTTTTTTGAAAGAAATATGGATGAATTATTTAAAAAGAAAGATCATAAAATTGCATTTGCTATTTTACAATTAATGGGTAGTTATAATCTAATTGAAAATTTTAATAAAAAAGCAATTTATCTTATGTTAAGAGATATGACAAATGAATCTGCTACTTCAATAACAAAAATAATGAATAAAATGAAAGAGATGTATCCAAATCTTTATAAAGAATTTGAATGGTCTGGTACACTTAAGCATTATAAAATAGAAAAATAAAAATTAGAATTTTGAGAAATCCATTATATTTATAATATAACCTCATATTATTTATAAAGGATTTCTCAAATGGATTTTAATGATATTATTATTTTTGGACAAAAAAGTTATGCTGAATTACTTCAGGATATATATACTAAGTCTAATAAAAAATCAAAAAAGATAGATGAATTTCTTGATCAACTCAAAACATTAATACAGTCTTCCAACGACGCTGCAATTCTTATACCTCTTGTAAAAGAATATTTAGATGTATCAGTAAAGAATGATGAACAGTTAGTTAAAATGGCTGCTGTAATTCAAAGATTTTTTACTAATGTAGCTTCTGATATTGATAGTGGTATGGTAATATCTGCAGAAGAGAAAAAACAATTATTAGATAATGTAAAAGCTGCTGGAGAATTAGAAGATAAAAAAGATGTAGAAATTTCAAAACTAGTTCAAAAAACAAATGGTAAATTAAAAGAGCTAAATGTACATAATGATGAATTATTAATTGATGAGGAAGATGAAGATGCTTCCAACTAATAAATCTAAATCGTCATATAAAGGTAAAGTTTCTACGATTGGGATTATTAATAATTCTAATATTAATGCAATAATAAATTCTTTACAAAAAGATAATGTAACATTACAATTTGTACCTGCTACTGTTGTCGATATCATATTAGATAGTTCCCATGATAAATATAAAGAACCTAATGACATAGGAAAAATATTAGTTTCATTTCATGATAATGCAGAAAACACATATACATCTCTAGTCACTCCCTTATCATATAATATAGAATATCCATATAAGAATGAAGTAGTATTGGTTATGGAATTATGGAATGAATTATATTATTTAAATCCAATTAATGAAAAAAACGATGTTACTAATAATATTCTTTCTAAAAGAGGAACTGGTATATATGATACATCAAAACCAGAAGAAGGAAGGAAATTCAATAAAAAACCTCAAATGGATTTTGGTGATAAAATTATATATGGACGTGGATTTAATTTTATAAAATTTAAAGATAATTCAGATATTAAAATTTCTTCAACCGAAACAGATTCTGCAGACATAGAACCTAATAGTGTATTTCAAGATGAAACGAATAATTATAGATCAATTATATGGTTATTATCAGATGACATTGATTTTCAACCTGCAACATTTGAAAAATCTCATTATTTACGTTCAACAGAATCTTATAAAAAAACCATAGATAAGAGTATATTAATATCATCTGATAAAGTTGTTATTAATTCTAATTTAGAAGATATATCTTTATTTTCAAATAAAGGTCTTTATTTTAATACAAATGGTTATATTGGTATGGATTCTATAAATAATATACAAGTAACTACTAAAGCAAATTTTATATTTGAATCTAAAAATGCATTTCATAATTGTGAAAAAATATATTTAGGTCCTAATGCTCCTGAACCGGTTGTGTTGGGTGATACTTTAATTTCTTTATTAGAAGAGCTAATTGATGCTATGTTAGAAGAAAAGCATATGACTGGAACAGGATTATCTGATGCGCCCTTTATAGATACAAAGATTAAATATAAAAAAATAAAAGCTAAATTAAAAACCGCACTAAGTAAATGGAATAAAACTAGATAATGATAAGTTGGTCTTCTTATAAAAGTGATATTAAAAGTTTAATAAGTAATATGACAAGTAAAGATGAAGCTGCTTTTGCTAAATCATTTACTAATATTACCACAACTAAAGTGCTAGCAAACGCTGCTGATGATTATGGAAATAAATTAATACCAAATAACTTGGATGCTATGGAAATTGCTATTAGACTCGGTGCTCTTAAATCTAAATCTACTGGTAATAGTTCAAATTTCATTAAATCCGTTAGTACTGGATTAATGATTATTATGAATTCAAGTACATTAGAATTTGACAACACTCCACCATCAACAGTTGGTGTTAGTAATATAATAAATTTTCCCGGTATATCAATTAATATTGAATTAAAAAATTATGATAATCCAGATATTTTTTGTAATATAATGGAAATTATTCTTAAATCATTTTTAGCAAATGTTAAAGGAATATTAACATACACAACACAATCTGGAGCAACAATTCCTCAATCTTGGAGTGGGTTAAAATAAAAAATGGTTATATTTATTAATAACTTATATTTTTAAAAATTGGAGTTACTTAAAATGAACACAAAACAATTAACTAAACTTATAGAACTATTAGTGGTTAAGACTATTAAAAATTCTGATATGGTTAAGAAATTGGTTAAAGAAGAAGTTAATAAACAATTAAATATATTATTAGAAATAGAAACTTCAAAATCAAAAACAGTTAAGCAAAAAACATATAAAACAAATCATAAACCAAATGTTTCTTTAAGAGATAGTATATTTAGTGAATCTGAAGGGTTTGAAAAAATAGGTTCTGATAAATTTAATATTAATACACAAAATAATGTAAATATTAAACCAAAACAATTAAATTCTATTAATGATTTATTAGCTCAACAAACAAATGAAGATTTTAAAGGCTTAGGTGAACACGAGGTTCCCAATCCTTTAAAGGATGTAAATAGAAATAATAAGTTACCAGAACATTTATTAAAAGCATTTAATAAAAATTATTCAGAGGTTTTAGAAAAAGCCAATGTATATAGTAAAAATAGAAAAGGAATGATGATATAATATGTTACCGATATCAGTTAAATATCCAATAAAAAGAAATCAAGATGGATTTTTTGGAAAAACATATACTACTCTCGATACTCATAGAGCAAATATTAATTTATTACTAAGAACAAATGAAGGAGAATTACCATTTGATTATGATTTTGGTTTACCATTAGTAACATCTTTATTTGAACCAGAAACAGAAGAGTTAGTTGATTATTTAGATAGAACGATAAGAAGAAAGATTGCAAAATATATCCCTGGAATTAATATTAATTCTTTATTAATAGAAATGAACAGTGATTATAATAAAATAAATATAAAATTAAAAATATCTTCATCAGAAGATCCACTTAATATAGAAGAAATAAATATAGGTTTATAATATAAATGAACAATTCAGTAGTTAAATACTTATCAAAAGACTATGATTCTATTAAAAATAATTTAGTTAATTTTACTAAATATTATTTTTCAGATCAATATAAAGATTTTAATGAATCTTCTGTTGGAATGATGTTTATTAAACAGATGAGTTATCTTGGAGAGATTTTATCTTTTTATACAGATACTCAATTATTAGAAACATTTCAAGACTATGCTAAAAATCAATTTAATATTATTAACAATGCAAAGATGATGGCTTATAAGCCTAAATTAGGTGGTTCATCTCAAACAATATTAACAATAAGTCAATTAGTTCCTTCAACAACATATCCTTGGCAACCAGATTGGAGATATGCTCTTAATTTAACAGATGTACAAGCGTTTTCAGATGAATTTGGAATTAATTTTATTGCTAAGGAATCTGTTAATTTTGCAGTTAGTGGTTCAAGTGCTACAACAGTTGAAATAGCAACTCAAAATGAAAACGATGAAGTTGAATTGTTTTTATTAAAAAAACAAGTACCAGCTTATTCTGGTGAAATAAAAACATATGAATATTCTATTACTGATTCTACTAAATATTTATCAATAGAAATCCCAGATGATAATGTTATTAGTATTTTAAGTGTAAAAGATTCTGATAATAATACTTGGTATGAAGTACCATATCTTTCTCAAGATTTAGTATTTGAAAACGTTGCAACCGAATTAGACCCTTCACTTTCACAATACAAAAACAATGTTCCATTTTTATTAAAATATAGAAAAGTAACTAAAAGATTTACTACTTCTGTTAATGAAAATTTAAGAATGTATTTACAGTTTGGTGCGGGTACTAACCAAACAGCAGATGAATTAATAATACCTAATCCAGGTCTTAATTATGATAATTTTAATAAACCAATTGATCCTCGTGCAGTATTAACAACTAAAACGCTGGGTGAAGTTCCAAATAATACAACACTAACTATTAAATATATAAAAGGTTATGATGTTAATGCAAACGTTCCCATTAATTCTATTAATGCTCTATCATCTAATAATATTAATGCAACATATAACTTTACTGGTGAAGAACTAAATATATTTAATCAGATTAAGAGATCTGTACAAGTAACAAATGAAGTTGCAGCGGTTGGTTCAATTGGTATGGAATCAATTGATTCTATTAAATTAAATTCAAAAGCTAATTATGCAGCACAAGATAGATGTGTAACAATATCAGATTATGAAGCTAGAATTTTATCAATACCAGCTATATATGGTGCAGTTAAAAAAGTAAAAGTAATAAGAGATCAAAATGGATATGGGTTGGGAGCTTATTGTTTAACACAAGATGCAAATGGTAATTTAACACAATTAAATAATGCAGTTAAACAAAATTTAATTAATTATTTAGATTTTTATAGAATAGCATCAGATACTGTTAATATAAGAAATGCATATATTATTAATATTGCAGTAGATTTTGAAATTATTGCTAAAAATTCTGTTATAAATAAAAATGAAGTATTATTAGCTTGTATTGAAAAATTAAAAAAATGGTTTAATATAGATAATTGGCAAATATCTCAACCAATTATATTATCAGACATTTATAATATGTTAGATGATGTTCCTGGTGTTCTAACAGTTAAAAATATTAATATTATTAATAAATATGATGCTACTGGCGTTTCATATTCAAATAATTTTTATGATATAAAAACAGCTTCTTCAATAACACCTGGAATTATTTATACAGCAGTTGATCCATCTATATTTGAAGTTAAAAATCTTAATACTGATATATATGGTAAAATTATTTAATAGGACTTAAATAAATGCATAAATTTTTTAGACTTATAAAAGACAATTGGATAACAGACATTGATTCTGATAGAAACTATGGAAAGGATGAAATATTAGAAGTTGGTAAATATACATCAGTAGGAAATATTATTACAAAGAGAACTATGGTTCAATTTAATAATTCAGAAATTAGTAGTTATATATCATCTAATTCAATAACTGATTATAGTATGTCATTAGAAATGGCAGTTGCTTTGGTAGATGTTTATTCTGATACATTTAATATAGATGTACATCCAATAAGTCAATCTTGGGTAGAAGGATGGGGAATAGACGATGATGATTGGGTTGCAACATCTGGTTCAAGTTGGGATTGGGCTAATTCAGAAAATAATGAAGCTTGGATTGTAAGTGGTAGTGATTATCTAGAAGCTTCGGCATCATATAATATGTTTGTTGATAGAAATGGATATGATTTTTGTCCAGATATTAAATCTATTTATAATAGTTGGGAAAGTGGTTCTTATAATAATTATGGTTTAGTTATTAAATTACCTTCATCATTAGAAGATGATGATACTAATCATGGTTTAGTTAAATTTCATTCACGTCATACTAATTCTATATATGATCCATTGGTTAGATTAAGTTGGGATGATTCTTCTTATATAACAGGTTCTACTGAATTAATAACTACACAAAATATTAAACCATTTATTGATAATTATTATCAGAGACATAGTTTAGATAATGATACTATTACATTTAGAATTATTACTAAATTAACAAAAGAAGTAAAATCATTTAGTTCAACATATCTATCACCACCAATTTATAGACTAGATGAAGATACTCAATATTCCATTCAAGATATAGTAACAGGATTAGAAATAGTTCCATATTCTTCTTATTCAAAAGTATCATGTGATTCAGGTGGTAATTATATTACAATAGATACTAGTATATTAAAAGAATGGAGAACATATAGAATATCTATAAAAACAAAAATTAATGATGTTTATTATTATTACACAATTGGAGAATTTAATACTTAATGGAAAGAGATGCTAAAAATAATTTATTATCTATAGATACTCCTAATTTTAAAACTAATGATTTAATTTCTAGTAAAAATTTAGTAAAATTTAAATATGATAAAGATGTAATTGATACTGAATTTAATGATTTTGTTATTGAAGAAACTGAACCAACTAGTAGTCTTAATCCAGGTGATGTTGTTTTATCAGAATCAGAATATATAGATTTAATTAGTGAACTTGAGGCTAAACAAGATGAAATTGATGCACTTAAACAAAACCATTCATCTTCTCTCGAGGTATTATTTAATTCTTTAGATTTAGAAAATAATGTTAACTTAGCTTCTGTAGTTAATTCATCAATTCCAAATTTTAAAACAAATAATCTAAATTCTATTAAGAATTGGTTAACCGATTTAGTTGAAACTGAACAGATAGATTCTACTATTTATTCAAGTGCTATAACAAAAATTAATTCTGCAATAACAACAACTAATAATATTAGTAATTCTATATCAAATGTTATAACAAATATTAATGATATAATAGGGAACAATACTCCAAATTCTAATGATAGCGATAATCAAGAACGAGATAAAGAAGTTGACGAGACCCCGACTATAATTACAAATCCACCACCACAGATTGGTGATAGAGGTATATTATATAAATGAATTCAAAAATTACAAATATTGGTTTAGAACATATTAAAAAATCAGATATGGCTTCTATAGCATCTAATAAAAAGTTTAAAATTAAATTAGATGTTGATCAGAATGGTGTTAATATAAGTAAGGTTATTAAAGTTTCTGAACAAGTTAATAAATCCGTTTTTGTTAATACTAATGCAGATGAAGGAACTGTATTTGATATTGATGTTGGTAAACAACTACGTGATGCTGGTAACTTTAATGGTTTATATAATATTAAATATAAATTTTATTTAGAAGAACCAGAAGATTATGTTATATTAGATATATCAAAAAATAGAACTGAAATAAAATTTAAAGCTAAAGATCTTCTAACTATTAATAGTAATTATGATTCTCAATTTGTTGTATTTGGTGATAAAGAATATTTAATAGTTAATTATAAAACTTTTGGTGGTTTTCATTATTTTAAACTCATTTCTCCTTTAACACAAAAAGCTAATATTGGAGATAAATTTAAATTAATTGAAAAGATATTTAATGACTATGAAGATAATGTTTCTCTTATAACAAATAAAGATTTAACAAAGGGTGGTCTTAATATTCTTAAAGCACCTGAAACCGCTCAATATATTTCTCAGCTTAATAAAACACAAACATATAATTGGAATGAATTAGTTAATATTACTGAAGATAATATATATGAGTTTATTAAATCTAAGGTTGATTCTTCACCCGAAGGAATTGAACTTAAAGTTGATTATAGAAAATTTGATTATTTTATTAAGTATAGCTCAGCGGTTGCTAGATTAGAATCATTTAAAAATAAACTTAAGTCTTTAGAAGCATTAGAAACAAAAAGAACTAATATTCAAGCAGTATCTGGATCAATTAATTCTATATATGAATCATCTGTATTATCAAATATAATTGAATTAAAATCTACGTTTGATGGATTTGAAAGATATATGTATTATGAAAGTGGTTCAGCTTGGACTGATTCTAATGATGAATTAGTAATGTCATTAACATCTCCTAAAACTAATAGTACGTATCCATATACTTTAGCATCAACTTCTTCAGTTGCATTTAAAACTTGGTATACATCTGCTTATGAATGGGCAAAGGAATATGATGAAGGAAATAAACATTCATTTCTAAATGTATTACCTTTTTTAATGAGATTAGATAATAACAATATTGAATTTGCAAAGTTTATTGTATTAATTGGTCATTATTTTGATGTTATTAATATTTATATTAAACACATAACAGAATTAAAGAATTTGAATTATTCACATACTTCTGGTACACCATTTGGGTTATTATTAGAAATGCTAAATAATTATGGATTTAAAATTAAAAGTTCATATGCAATTAAAACGTTAAAACAATATATGTACGAGACTGAATCATAATGAATGATAGAACTACATTAAAAGATATAAATGATGAAATATGGAATAGACTCTTAGTAGATCTTCCTCATATTTATAAATCTAAAGGAACGATTAAATCTATTAGATCTATTATTAATATTTTTGGTATACCCGCTTCTATTTTAGATGTTAAAGAATATAGTGAAGTAAGTGATACTAAGAATGAGTTATATAATGATTATCAATTAGAAACCTTTGTACATGCACTTAATTTTTATGGTGAACAAACATTAAATATTCCATGGCATTCTTCTTCAAACAACACGTTCCCAAGTGGAATAGAATTATTTTTTAGAGCAGAAGAAATTCCAGCAACATCTTCACTTATTAATATTAATGATAAAATAAAAGTTGAGCTTATTAAAAGTTCAACGACAGATGGATATGGATATTTTCAAGTTTCTTTTGATACAGGAAGTGGTGATTGGATAACAACCGGTAGTAATGAATTTAGAATTGAAAATGAAGAAGCCAATCATATTGTATTACAAAGAATAGGGTCTGGATCTTTTCAACTAAACTATGCTAACTTATTATATTCAGATTTATTAATTAAAAATAATTCTATTTTAGATGATGAAACTGTTTTATATCTTCCCAGTGGTTCTACTAATTATTGGGATGTTGAAACTACTGCTTCTATTGGTTATGGATTTAGTGGAAGTATATATGAGCTAAGATTATGGGGAAACACTATTGAAGATTATGCTCTTGATAATCATACTCGTTATCCTCAGTCTGTGATATCCAATACAGTTTCGTCATCGTTTGATGATTTATATTTACACTATTCTTTTAATAATCCTAAAAATCATAATACTGGATCAACACATACAGCTTTAGAAAATGAAGCTTATAATGATTCATTATATAGCTTAACTGGAGTTGGTTTTGTTAATTGGCCAAGTGAATCCGTATTTCCTTTTAATTATAGAGGATTTACAATAGATACTTTAGCAAGATATGTCGATTCTGGTGTTATGTCTATAACATCTAATAAGGTAAGGGTTGATGATAACTATATTTTATCTGGTTCATATTTAAATCCACATACTAGTGTAGATTATTCTACATATAAAGATAAAATTGAACCAACTGATTTAGGAATATATTTTAGTCCAACTAATTTAATTAATGAAGATATTATTAGACACGTTGGTTTAACAGACATTGGAGAACTTATTGGTGATCCAAGAGATCAATATGAAGATACATATTCAGAAATAGATATACTTAGAAAGATGTATTGGAAATGGGGTGCAACTAAACCTTCTTTTTCTGATTATTTATATTATTTAAAAACATATGATTTAAAAGGATTATTTAGTAGTATTGAAAATATGTTACCAGCACGTTCATATCCTTATGTTGGTATATTATATGAACAAACTTTATTAGAAAGAAATAAAATTAAAAAGAAAAGACCAACTGCTAGATTTGAACAATTGGACATGTCTATTATACAACATATAGATACAACTGTTTCATCAAGCGTAAAAGATTTATCATATACATTAAATATTAAAGAAAATAATGGCGATTATAACAGTAATTTTGAAAAAATTGATATATATAATATATTAGCAGTTTATGAGAATACAAATATATCTGGTTCTTTAAATAATACTATTAACATTAGACAAGCTGTTGATTTTGAAAACAATATTATTTATCAAAATTTTAAAGATGGTGGAGAATCTTATTCTCAAAATCAACAATTTGATAGTTACTATCCATTAACACATTATGCAAGATGGAAAGGTAATTTAGAATATGAACAAAGATTAAAATATAAAGGCTGTTTAAATAATGTTAATACTACTATTGATAAAGTCGAACCAGTAATTGTTACAGTCGTTGATTCATCTCAATTATATTCTGATGAGTCGGGAGATTCAAATTTAGGAATTAATTTATAAGGAGTTAAAAAAATGGGATATTTAGATAATTCAACAATAATTGTTGATTCTATATTGACTAAAAAAGGAAGAGAGCTAATGTCTCAGGGTCAACTTAATATAACTAAGTTTGCTCTTGCAGATGATGAAATTAATTATGCGTTATATGATCCCACACACCCAAGTGGTTCAGATTATTATGCAAGTGCAATACAAAATTTACCAATATTGGAAGCTTTTCCAGATGAGTCTAAGCTAATGAAAAGTTTAATAGTAACAAGAACAGATGGAGATCCTACTGTTGAAGTATTTGTCGACGTTGGTGTTTCTGAATATTCTATATTCTTAAGTGCTAATTCTTCATTTGCTCCAAAAACCGTTGGTCGTGATCAAATTGAAGACTATACTGTCCTATTAAAAGATAGTAAATATGTAACAATACTTAGTGATTATGATTCATCAGAACCTGTAATAAATAGAACAACACCAACATTATTAGGCTATGGTATTCAAGATCCTAGAAGTAGAATTACTGATCCTAAAATCATCAATCCTGGAATTACTGATCCTAAAATCATCAATCCTGGAATTACTGATCCTAAAATCATCAATCCTGGAATTACTGATCCTGGAACTGGTGGATATAAATTTGGAGTTGGTTCTATTACTAAAAAGGGAACATCATTTACTCTTGTAGCTAAAACAAAAGAATCTGTACCAGCAACGTTTACAACTTGGTCGACTCAAATTACTATTACTGGTAATGATTCTGGTAAAACAAAAATTATACCTGTAACAATTAAGAAAAGATAATATAAGAGGAATTAAAAATGGCAGATAAAACATTTACCGCATTTGAACCAGATGATGTAGTTTCTGGATTAAGAAATAAAGTAACATATCCAATGTGGAGTGGAGATGTAGCTCAATTAACATCATTTTATACTGCGTCTGCACAAGACCCATTCACAGATACAGTTGGTAAATATTATTTAGATGTTTATAATACAGACCCACAATCAGATGATACTGCAGCGGTTCAATTTTCAATTGCATATGGTCATGTTTCTGGTTCCGGTTCGTTAAGTACTGATTATGACTATCCAACTAAATCTATTTATGGAGCTTATCAAGGTGCTTTACTTTCCAACCCCGAAGAGTTATTTCAATTAGATTCGGTTGCATTTGAAGATGCATTCTTTATTTCATTAAAGAGAGCTAGATATAAATATGCAATTGATCCCGGTAATTGGGAACTTACAATCTCAGGTTCTGGTGGAATTATAACAATAACAGACGACTCTGAAGATACTACAAATAATATATCATTATCTAATATTTCTAATACTTATAACATAGTTTCTGGATCAATTACTGGTGGAATTGCTAATTCTACTAAATTGGGTATTCTTTATCCAGCTCATGGTGTTATAGTTTTAAGCACTGATGCTATATCAGGTTCTATTGATGGATTAGATAAAGGTGTTGATGCTTATAAAGCAAATCATTATCAATTATTGAAAGCAATGGACGGTGGTAATAATTTCACCGCTAGATCATTAGAAGAAATTAAATCTACATACTATTTTATTAGAGTTAAGAATAAAGAATATAATTATACAAACAATCCTACATTATATTCTGGTTCAACCGATTCATTAAGATTTGATGAATTTTATGATGATCCTAAAACATTTATAACTACTGTTGGTCTATATAATGATAATAATGATTTAGTAGCTGTTGCAAAGATGAGTCAGCCTGTTAAAAAATCAAAAACAAATGAAGTAACTATACAAGCAAGACTTGATTTTTAATTAAGGGGCTATTATGAGTAAATCTTTAAATGGGCGTGACATAAGCACTAATATAATTGTTGCTCACAAAAGATTTAATATTACAGAATCAACTCAATCTGATTATAGTATTGAAATTCAATCTGGTTCTAATATATCTTGGTTTGAAGGTGAAATACAAAATGGAGACGGTACATATCCGTCTCTTATATATAATTCAGTAAATAAATTATATTATGAAGTAGATGATTTTGTTGATGTTAAAAGTTATGATTTTATATCTAAAAGTTTAGGTGATAATATTATAGTCTATAATATTCCAAGAGAACTTTATGGATTAGAAATACAACCGGGTACTTTTGTATATGAATCTGGTTCGGTTATTATATCTGATGATGAACATTATAATCTAAAAAATGGTAATGAATTAGTTGGTAATATTTTTTATCAAACTGGTCATGTTGTAATTACTAATTCTGATTATTTAAATATGTTTAATGATTATCAACTAAGATTTGAATCAACAATTAAAATTACTGAATTTTCTGTACTATGTAATATAGATCAAACTGAATTTAATTATACTTTAAATTCTACTGCATATACATCTGGTAGCTATAAAGATGAATTTCAAAATGGGTTATTAAAACCACATATAACAACAATTGGTTTATATAATGATAATAATGATTTAGTTGCAGTAGCTAAATTTCCAAAACCAATTGAAAAACCAAATGATATTGATATATCATTTTTAGTAAAGTTAGATATTTAAAAAATAAAGAGGTTATAATGTTAGTAAGATCAGGTAAGAATAAAGGTAAAAAGTTGCAGAAAGAAGTGCGAGCTTTTTTATTAGAAAAATATAAACCATATGGTTTAGTAGAGGGTGATATTGAAAATACAATAATGGGTGAATCAGGTATTGACATAAAATTATCTCCCGCGGCTAAAAGATTAATACCATATAATATAGAATGTAAAAATCAAGAAGGATTTAATAGAAATTCTGCAATTGATCAAGCTGAAGCTAATACAGAAAAAGAAAGAATTCCATTAGTTATTTTTAGAAAAAATAGATTTAAACCATATGCTATTTTAAGAGAAGAGCATTGGCTTCAAAGAACCGCATTTATTAAAATTAAATATACTATTACAGAAATTAAAAAATCTAAATGGAATATTTGGAAAGAAATTTTAGATAATAAATTGGATATTTATGATCCTTTGCATATAATTCCATTTAATGTTATTCGTTTTTGGAAAGATGATATTCCATATATAATAGTTAAAATGAATATATTATTTGATATTTAGTTTATATATATTTAATATAGTATATATAAAATAGGTTATATGTCTAAACAACTTAGATTAGTTTCGTTAATTCAAAATGAACTAAAAAATTATTCATCTAATATTGAACCGTCATATCATAAAGATGAAGTAGCTTTTTGGTGTCCATTTTGTAAACTCGAACATTATAAAAAGAAATTGACTATAAGAATTGATTCAGATTCTGATAGATTTGGTAATTGGCAATGTTGGAATTGTAATATAAGTCATAATACTCGAGGAACTAATGTTATCACTCTACTTAAGAAATTGGGTGCTAAGAATGATTCTATAAGTGAAGCAAAAACTATATTAAATTCTATAGGATATAACTTTGATAATGATAGTCATCACGTAGATCGATCTAATAGGGTGTTAAACTTACCAACTGAGTTTATTCCCCTTTCTTCAATTAATAAAAATTCACCAATATATAGAAATGCACTTAAGTACTTATTAAAGAGAGGATTAAATCCTTTAGATATAATAAGATATAAAATTGGATATTGTGAAGAGGGTAAATATGGTAATATGATTATAGTTCCATCTTATGATCAAAATTGGAATTTAAATTATTTTACTGCTAGATCATTTATTAATAAATGGAAAATTAATCCACCAATTGAAAGAAATAAAATTATACCATTTGAATCTTATATTAATTGGAAACTTCCTTTATTTTTAACTGAAGGTGTATTTGATGCTATAGCAATTAGAAGAAATGCTATACCACTTTTATCAAAAACTATATCATCTTTAATATATAAAAAAATATTAGAAAATAGTACACCTGAAATAATATTTGCATTAGATAGTGATGCTAAAGCTACATCTATTAAATATATTAAATATTTTTTAGATAATGATATTCGAGTTAAATATTTAGATTTTCAAAAGTTAAATATTAAAGATGCTGGATCAACAAAATTTAGTAATATTATAGATATATATTATAATACATCTTATATTAATTACAATGATTTAATTAAATTTAAATTAGAGAAAATATGAAAATAAAAACTGAATTTCAAATTCCCGATAAAAAGCAAATTCAGACTATAGCTCATCTTGCAGATATCCATATAAGACCATTCAAACGACATAAAGAATTTCGTCATGTCTTTTCAAATCTTTATAAAGATCTTATGTCTAAAAAACCAGATTTAATAGTTTTAGCTGGAGATATAGTACATTCTAAAACTGAAATGTCTCCAGAATTGGTTGAATTGGCTGCAGAATTTTTAGATAATTTATCTAAAATAGCTTATGTTTTATTATTTCCTGGAAATCATGATGCTAATCTGAATAATTCAAATAGATTGGATGCATTAACACCAATTATTGATATTATAGATTCAGATAAAATATTTTATCTTAAAGATTCTGGTGTTTGGAAAATTAATAATTTATATTTTTCTCATATGTCAATCTTTGATGAGCGTAAAATTTTAGCAAAAGATATTCCTAATGATGGTACTAAGATTGCACTATATCATGGTGTTGTAGATGCTTCTACAAACGAATTTGGTTTTCGATTAGATTCTACTAAAATGTCTGCAAAAGATTTTGAAGGATATAATTATGGATTTTTAGGAGATATACATAAACGTCAATCGGTAATTAATAATATAGATTTTCCCGGATCATTAATTCAGAATAATCATGGTGAATCGTTAGATCACGGATATTTATTTTGGGATTTAACTAAAGGTACTAAAGAATTTGTAAAAATCCATAATGATTGGGGTTATTACACTTTAGAATTAGATTCTATGACTTTACCAGATGTCATAGATATGCCTAAAAAAGTAAGATTAAGACTTAAACTTAGTAATTTAGATTCTAGTAAAATTCAAAAGCTTTTAACTAAAATAAGAAAGAAATGGAATCCTATTGAAATTACAATTAATAGAATGGGAAATGATAGTTCTAAAGAAGCTGATTATGAAAGTGTTGTTGGATTTGATCCTACTGATGTTAATTATCAAAATGATTTATTAAAAAATTATATATTAGAAAACTTTCCAACCGTTTCTGATGAGTCAATTGAAAAAATAATTTCTATTAATACTGATATTAATACTAATATTTCATTAGAAGAAATTCCAACTGGTATTAAATGGGAACTTAAATCTTTAAGATGGAATAACCTTTTTTCTTATGGGGAATCTAACCATATTAATTTTAAAAATATTAATGGTGTTGTCGGACTATTCGGTCCAAATGCTACAGGTAAGAGTGCTGTTTTAGATGTTTTATCTTTTGCTCTTTATGATAAAACAAGTAGAGAATCTAAACCCGCTAATATAATGAATAATTCTAAACATAATTTAGAAACTGAAGTATCATTCACTATAGGAGATGAAACATATTTTATTAATAGAGAAGCTCATTGGAATAAATCTAATAAATATGTTTTATATAAAGTTAATTTTTGGAAACTAGATGAAGCCGGTAATGAAATAAATCTTAATGGAGAAAATCGTTGGGAAACTAATAGAAATATAACTTCTCATATTGGATCTTTTGAAGATTTTATTTTAACATCATTCAGTATTCAAAATAATAATTCTGGTTTTATAGATAAAGGAAATAGTGAAAGAAAAGATTTAATAATTCAGTTTATGGGTCTTAATTTTTTTGATAGACTATATGATGAAGCAAATAATATATATAAAAACATATTTTCTGACTATAAATTTCAAAGAGATAATTATAATTATCAAACAATTAAATTAGAACTTGAAAAAATATTAGATATTCATTCTAAAAAATATGAAGAAGCTTCTAAAAAACAGACAGAGATAAAGAATAATATAAATTTATTAACTAAACAAATACAAAAATTATCATCTAAGAAATTAAAATTAGATGATGATATAAAATATACAGAAGAAGAAGTTGATGAAAAAATAAAAAATATTGAAACTGAAATAGAAGCTTCAAAAATATTATTATCTTCTAAAAAAGAAGAGTTACAAAAAATTGAAAATCATATATCTAAAATAGATTTAGATTCATATAATTTAGCTGAAATTTCTAATGAATTAAAAGAAATTAAAAAAATTAAATCTAATATTAATGATATTAAATCAGATATTAAAGTTTTAGAATATCAAATATCTAGTGATAAAGATAAAATGAAAAAACTTGAAGATTTAGAATATGATGAAAATTGTACATTTTGTATGAATAATGTTTTTGTTAAAGATGCCATAGTAACTAAAGATATATTAATTACTAATAAATTAAAATTGCAAAGTTTTAATGATGATTTATTAAATTATAAAAATCAATTAAAAGAATTAACTAAATTTGAAGAATTAAATGAAGCATATTTAAATGATAAACACCGTTTATCTGATTTAAAACTAGATCTAACCAATTGTAATAATGATATTATAAAAATCGAATATTCTATTAAAGATAATAAAGATAAAATTTATTATTATAAAACTATTAAAACTAAAATTCATAATAATATTAAAGTAATTGAAACTAATAAAAAAATAGATAATGAAATAAAAGAAATTGAATCTGCAAAATTAACATTAGAAGCAGAAGAGAATTCTCTTAATAATAAATTAGTTGATTTATATTCAGATATTAAAATGTATAAAATTGATTTAATTAAAGCAGAAGATAATCTAGTTTCATTTTTAAAATTAGAAAAGAAAGTTAATAATTATTCTATCTATTTAGATTGTATTAAAAGAGATGGAATTCCTTATACTCTTATTAAAAAAGCATTACCTCTAATTGAATCTGAAATTAATAATATATTATCTCAGATAATTAACTTTTCAGTTATTTTAGATTTAGATGAAAATAAAAATATAAATGTTAATATAGTTTATGATGAAGATAGATATTGGTCTATTGAATTAGCATCTGGTATGGAGAAATTTATTTCTTCTATTGCTATAAGAGTTGCCTTATCATCTATATCTAATTTACCTAGACCAAATTTCTTATTAATAGATGAGGGTTGGGGAAACTTAGATGAGGAAAATTTAAATTGGGTTTCGGTACTATTACAATATCTTAAAACCTATTTTGATTTTATAATAACTATATCTCATATTGAGCATATTCAAGATGTTGCAGATTCTATGATAGAAATAGCTAAATATGGTAATTTTAGTAAAATAAATATGAATTAATAGTTTTTTAATATTATAAATTTATATGAGATATAGTTATCTTTTAATCATAAAATAATAGAAAAAAAATATAATATTGAAGGAATTGGTATTTATGAAATAATTATAGATACAACTGAAAGTATTAAAGATGTTAGTATAATTGAACACACCAGTTTTGAATTTGATGAAATTGTAATAAAAGAATTAAAAGAAACTAAATACATTTTTACTATAAAAGATGGTAAATCACTATTGAATTAAAAAAGACATTTCAGAGTAAAATTTGAATTATAATATAAAGGAGACTTGAGTCTCCTTTTTTATTTTAAATTCTATTTAGCCTTATATTTATTAATAATTAATTTTTTTATTATATGAGTTATTAATAATGTCAACAACACCACTTTATAAAGGTTTAGATAAACTTCCTGTATATACTACTGATACAGATAATTCTATATTCGGAGTTACTAATATACCCAACACATTTCCACTAGGTAAAACATATTTTTTAATACTGGGTTCTGATAAATTTAAAAAATTTAGTAATTTAGATATAGAAATATTAGATTCAGAAGGAGAAACTGTAGAATTCTTAATACCAGAATATTTAGAATCTAGAGCACGTGCTATTTCTATTAATGTACAAACAACTACTGCGGTTGGTGTTGGTAAAATAACTATAGTAGGTACACTTAAAGATTCTTTAGTTCCAGATAATTGGAAAGGTCGTCAAAATGTAAAATGGCAATCTAATATATTAATTAATCCATTCTTAGAAAATGTTAATAAAATTAAATTATTAAGAACTCCTAATATAACAGTTAGTGAAGAGGTAGATGTTTTTGTTAACTATCCAAGTAGTTCTTTTGCATTACAAACATTTTCATCCGGATCTATTAAATTATATCCATATGTATCTACTCGTTCAAGACAGGTGCTTACAAATGAATATATATTGGAACTTAATAATGATAGTTTTAATAGTTCTTTTTTAAATGGTTCAGTAACTATTGAAATTCCAAATGATACATTTAGTGGAAGACGTGTCAAAAATCCACCTTCACAATTTACTGCTAAAATAAAAAATATAATAAATCCTAGAAAAGCTATATTAGATAAACCAGCAACTGTAAGAAATTTAATGACAGGTAAATTAGAATCATTTAGTATTACAAGTTGGAATAGTAACTATGAAATTCAATATACAGAAGATGTAAGTGGAAGTGCTACAATTCAATCTGAATCGTATGCAAGAATAGATATTAATAATCTTAAAACATTTTCTGGTAAAGTTCAAACAATTGATCTTTATAAAAATAATATTGGTTCTTCCGGTGATTGGGAACTAATGGGTACATATCCATTAGAAGCTAAAAATTTATTTACTACTGGTTCTGCTTCAATTGATGTTCCAATGGGTAATTTTATTAATCAAGACTATGTTACATTTTTTTGGGAATCTAATTATGGTACTATTAATTGGAACACCAATCAATTATTAAATTCAATTGAATTAGCTTCTGGTAGTATTACTCGTTCTCAATTTCCATTTAATATATATGATGAAACCGATTATACTATAGAGTATACACTAAAATCAACTGAAGCTGGATCAATACAAATTTATGTATCTGGTAGTGGGTATGTAGCTACAAATTCTTATGGTAAATATATTGAAACTATATCTACAACATCTCCTAGAGAACTTATAAAATATAAATCAGAAGTTAGAAGTGATTCAGATGGTACAATGTTCCCTGTGTTTAGGGTTATGAGTGGAACATGGTATATATCAAATGTTAAAATTTATTCAACTACTAATTTTGGTGTTAATCCGTCTCATACAATTGTTAAAGCTCCTATTAATCCAAAAAGAAGAGATACTGCATATAAATTTAAATTGGTTTATAATAATCCTGTTGGTGAATCATGTCCTACAGAAACAATAGTTGAAGAACCAGTTTTCTTTACTGGTGAAAATACTTATATAGACGGAGCTGGTAATATTATTACAGGTTCATTAGTAATTGGTTCAACATTATATAGTGGAATTGAGTTTGCTGGAACTAATAGTGCTTATATTAGAAATATAGACTATCAAGGATATTATGAAGCTAAGCATAATATTGGTGGAGCTGGATTCTTAATTTGGTCAGGTTCGGTACTACCTCTAAGTGATATTACTAATCAATATTCTGGGGTTGGTGTTGAGCTAGTAACATCCGAAAGTCATTTACGTTTTAGAACAGATCCCGCTTCTTTAGATGTTAAAGTTAATTCATTTTTTGTTGGTAATCCTAATATTCAATTTATATCCGGTGGTGGTTCAATAATAGAAATTAGTTCAAGTAATTTTTGGTTAGACAGTACTGGGAACGTCTATATACAAGGTACTGTGTCTGCATCTGCTGGTAATATTGGTGGTTGGGAAATATTAGATGGTAAATTATTATCTGTTGGTGGTAATATGATGCTTTCTGGTTCGGGTGTAATTTCATCATCTAATTTTTATGTTAACGAAGCTGGTGTTGTAACCGCTGAAGAAGCAAATATAAGAGGTACTATTACTGCTGATTCTGGTTCAATTGGTAATTGGGAGCTAACTAATGGATTATTAAGTGGAAGTAATATTACTTTAGATGCTAATGGATCGTCAATATATATGTCAAATAAAGGCCCAGGTTCAGATATTACTGCTCCATTACCTCAATTAGCAGATGAATATTATATAGACTTTACTCCAGATCCTGCTTTAGGATTCTATGTTAAATTTGGTCCAAACTTTATGGTTGATGATGAAGGTATATTAATAGCTTCTGGAGCTACATTCGAAGGTTCTATTACTGCTAGTGCTGGTGTTATTGGTGGATTTATAATTGAAGAAGAATATTTAAGAAGTTCTAATTCTGCTATTATTATTAGCGGTTCTCCACAAGTTGGTGGATATTTTATTTCAACATCTAATTTTAATGTTAAACAAAATGGAGATATAACAGGTTCTGCTGTTCAATTTACTGGTGGTACTATTGCTGGATTTACTATCAATGGCACTAAATTATCTCAGGGAAATTCTTTTTATTTAGATGGTAATATATCTGGTAATTATTTTATTTCATCTTCTGCATTTACTGTTAACCCTTCTGGTTATATTTCATCAAGTGCTGGTAAAATAGGTGGATGGGATATAAGTAATCAATACTTAACATCTTCTGGTCTTATATTAAATTCTGATGGTTCAATTTATAGTTCTAATTATATTTCAAATCAATCAGGATTTATGTTAACATCTGCCTATAATGGATATGCTGAATTTCAAAATGTAAAAATAAGAGGTACATTATCAACAACTGTTTTTGAAAAAGAAACCATCAGCGTTGTTGGTGGCCAAGTTATGGTTGGTAATGCTACAACTATTGAAGAAAACTTATCTGATACTGATACAACAATGTCAGTTGCTAATGCTAGCTCATTTTCTGCTGGTGAAATAATATTAGTTAAAAAGTTTGATAATACTGGATTTTCTGTTGAATATATGTTAATTAATTCTGCTAGTGTTGATAATTCTTCAACTGGTGAAGGTACTCTATTTGTTCAAAGAGGTTATGAAAATGGTTCAATACCAATTGGCCATCCTGAAATTTCTTTCTCTGCTTCTTCTGCAAATTCTTATGATCAAGGACAAGTAGTTATAAGTACTGCTAAATCTGGAAGTGGTTGGGTTTTAATCAATGCTAATCCCGCGGATCAAAGAACACCTTATATTGATATAGTTGAAAGAACGGGCTCAGGTCTTTATGATACACAATTAAAAGTAAGATTAGGTGACTTATCTGGAATTCCATCTAACCTATTATTTGGTAATACATCTCCAGGGTTTGGTATTTATACTCTTAATGGATTTTTTACCGGTGGTATAACTGCAACAACTGGTTCATTTACTGGTAAAGTTTATGCTGGTAATATGATATTAGGTACTAATGTGAATGATGTTAGTAATAATGGAATGTGGATTAATGCTAATAACTATTGGTATGATAATGGACTATTTAAAGTTGGTGGATCAAATGATTTTATAAGTTGGAGTGGAGCTAGACTAACGGTTGCCGGTGAAATATTTATTACAGCTGGTGGGAATATAGCAACAACTTCTAGTTTAGATTCAGTATCATCATCAATAGATTCTACTATAGGTGTTTTATCTGGTTCTGTTGATGGAACAATAACAAATCTTTCAAGTTCAGTAAGTGGTAGTATTAATAACTTATCTAGTTCTGTTGATAATACAATTTATACCCTATCTGGATCGATAGATTCAACTATAGATACTGAAATTATAAATTTATCATCTTCATTAGACAATGTTATTATGAATGATGCTTATGGTAAATTAGTAAAAACTCCAACTGAAAATGGAAATGGATTATATCTTAAATCAACTCATTTAGGATATTACAATACTATAGATGGTTATAAAGCATTTATATCTTCTTCTGGTGAGTTTTTATTTAAAGCTAATGATAATAATTTATTAAGCTTTGGAAGCAATTCTTTTATTTTAAAAGTAAGTGATCAAGCTACTATTAGTGGAAGTAATATTAATCTATTAACTCCTAATTTTTTCTTTGGTAATTCAAACACTTCATATTTATCTGGAAGTAGTGGTAAATTAGAAATAAGTTCAAGTAATTTTTATTTACAACCCAATGGTGATGTTTATATAAGTGGTTCTATTAATGCTCCAACTGGTTCAATTGCAGGTTGGGATATTGGTAACGTTTATATAACTAAAGATCAATCTTATATATCATCTAATTCTCCATTATGGGAACAGGATTGGAATTTATATTCTGGTTCAAGAAAAATAATTTATTATGAAGAAGAATTTACTAACATTCCTTCTGGTTCTAATCTTTGGGTTTATTCTGGTTCAGCTGGGCCTGATTTCAATTCAGGTTGGCAGAGTGGTAGCCTAAATGTTAGACTATATTTACCTTCTGGTTCAGATGGAATAGGATTTGCATCTTCTTCTCTTATACCAATATCTGGTGGACTAGAAGAAACATCTTATACAATATCATTTGATTATTCAACACAAGAAACTACATATGCTCTTGTTAAAGTATATGATGGTAATGATAATTTATTAAAAAATATTAATTTACCATCAAATCAAATAACACCTACACAATATAATATTAATTTAATAACCAGTGCTTCTAATTTAAGATTATTATATGAATTAAAAGGTGATGAAACACATACTATTTATAAAGAAAGTACTATAGTAATATGGGATCCTAAAACCAGTGGTTTTGTAAGTCGAAGTGTTACAATTGCAACAGAAGAATATGTTGAACATGATTTTACGTTAGATAATATTAATATTAGCTCTTGGACTGGATTTGCAGAATGGTCAAATAAAGGATTATATGTTTTTAATAATCCTCAAAATTATGCTAAAATAGGAAATAATGTATTTGAACTTAAAGGACAAACATTAGATGTAGAAAATATTAATGTTGCTAATAATTTAGTTATATATGGTGATTTTACTGTTTATGGTAATCAAACTTTATATACACCAGCTCAAGATTTTTATGGTACAACCGCACCTATATTTACTATTAATTTAAGTGAAGTAACTGGTTCATCATCATTAATATTTGGTAATTCATCTAATTTCTTAAATTTTCAAAATGATATATTCACTCTTAGTCACGATTTAATAGTTAATGGTTCTATACAATTTGAAAACTTCTTGTTTGATATACAAGAAAATACAGATATTGATATCGGAACAGAAGTAATATCAACTATAGATGCATCCGCTTATAGTGCAGTATTTTTTGATTTTGTAATTAAAAATGGAACTAATATTAGAGCAGGTACTGTCTATGCTATTCACGATGGAACTAATGTAGAATATACAGAAACATCTACTAGAGATTTAGGTGATACATCTCCTGTTACATTAGAAGTTGATCTATCAGGTGGTAACTTAAGACTTAAAGCTACAGTGACTACTAATAATTGGATAGTTAAATCATTAGCTCGTGGATTATAAAAATAAATTTAGTTATTAATATAAAAATCTTGATTTAATTAATATTTATATAAAATATTATTAATTTCCTTTTGGACAGTGAAAAGAGGATAACAAATGGCAAACGAATTTAAAGTTAAAAAGGGCCTTATTGTACACGGCTCTGGTTCTGCATCTCCAATAGTAAGCGTTTCAGGATCTCAAGGTACACTACTCTCAATAGAAGAAAATCCATCTGGGTCAGTATTTAGTCTCAATGATATATTTGGGTCTAATATAATAACATTATTAAATAATAAGAATGTCGGCATTGGTACAACTAATCCAGGTAGTTATAAATTAAACGTTGATGGTAGTGTTAATATTAGTGGACAATTAACTAATACAGTAGTAACAGGTAGTTCACCATTTATTATAAGTTCTACTACATTAGTATCAAATTTAAATGCAGATTTATGGGATGGTTATCAATTTGCTGATTATTTGAATCAATCAGTAAAAACGAATAGTAGTCCTACTTTAGTGCGTTTGACATTATCACAAGCTACAGGTACATCTCCATTGTCAGTTACATCAACTACAGTTAATACAAACTTAAATGCTGATATGGTAGACGGAGTTCATCTATCAGGATTAGTACAAACATCACGACAAATAATTGCAGGTAATGGGTTAACAAGTGGGGGTGCTTTAACTAGTGATGTTACATTAACAATGGGTACTCCTAGTACATTGACTAATTTAACTACAAATGCTACTACCGCTACAAGTCATACTCACGCAATTACAACTTATGATATTAGTGGAACTACGAATCAAATATCAGTAACTACTGGCGGTAAAGTATTAGGTAATGCAATTACGTTTAGTTTACCACAAGATATTCATAGTGGGGCTAGTCCTACTTTTGCTACAGGTAAGTTTACTAATTTAACTGATGGTTATATACCATATCATATTAGTGATGCAAGTGGGTTAGGTAATAGCGTTATATATACTGATGGTTCCAATGTCGGCATCGGGACGACGGCACCATCAAAACTATTAGATGTAAATGGAGATGCTCTATTATCTGGAATACTAATCAGTTCTTATCAAGGAGTTAATTCTAATGGATATAACCAATTTATAGGCGGTGGAGGTCAAAGTAGTATAGGAGAAGTTGGAGCTAATTATAAAGGAAGTTATAACAGTGCAATGGGTTATCAAAGTCTTTACTCTAACACTACTGGATATTATAACAGTGCAATGGGTGTGTATAGTCTTTACTCTAACACTACTGGAACTTATAACAGTGCAATGGGTGTGTATAGTCTTTACTCTAACACTACTGGATATCGAAACAGTGCAATGGGTGTGTATAGTCTTTACTCTAACACTACTGGATATCGAAACAGTGCAATGGGTTTCCAAAGTCTTTACTCTAACACTACT